TGTTCCGTCTAAAACCAACTGAATATTAAGACCAGTAAGACCAGTAAAATCATAATCGCCCGGAGTTTGATAACCAACATCAGGATACATTTCCATAGATCCAGTTGTAGTAGCTTCAGCCATTCCGGTACCAAGACCAGTTGGATTGCCATCCATTACCGAACCACCATAGATAGAATTTTGTACTGAGACAAATTCTAATTCGGCTTCTGGACCATATGCCCAAATTGTTTTAACCGAAATTGTGTTTGCAGACTCGTCTTTGTAAAATTCAATACCATCATTTTGAATATCAAGTTGATCATTAAGAGCAGTTACTAATTCTTCAACAGTGTAACCTCCAATGCCACTTTCCAAAACTACTAAGGTTTTATGGCTGAGAACACCATTTAGTCTATATCGAAAGAAGGAATCTTGCTCAAAAACATAAGGCCCAGCAGTATCAGAGATGACCTTAATGACTGTACCAGCAGCAGGAACATCAACTTCTGCTATTGTTGCACATTCATCACTTACTGGATCAGTATCAGCAACACGAACAATATAAAGTTCGTTTGCTACCAAGAGGTATTGTTCCGCTGCGTAGATCAAATATGGATCTCCGCTTTGAGGATGAGGATTTCCAAATATGGTTCTTAATGAACGACTATTAGAAATAAGCGTAGGAATATTTACTGGGCCTTTGCTGGCAAAACCAATAAGTGCAGCACGATGAAGCGTTTGTTGTGGTGCTACATAACTTAAATCTTTTTCAGCAATTCTAACGCTAGGACTGATTGTGTTTGATGGAGGAAACCCTCTTAATATTGCCATAGTCTTATTCTCCCTTTGTTAACATAATATTGTTTGATATTTGCCTGACAGAAATCAATCCGTCATTAACTGCTCTATCTATATACTCAGTTGCCCTTTCATCTTCTAGCAAAAAAATATTTTTTCCGCCTCCAATGCCGGGAATATTTAAAACCGTGAAAGAGCGTGGTGCCTTTCTTGATCGTATGATAAGTTGGACTGGAAATCTTTGCGTGTTTTTTATCTCTAACATTTAAGTTCCTTTACATTCTCTTCCAATCTCGCCATAACCTCACTAATCTCATTTTCATTAAGCCCATCTACAAAATCAAATTTGGTTTTGAGGACTGCTTTCTTTCTGCTTATAGGTTGAGGTATAAATGTCTCAGTTGTCATATTAAACTGATATTTTATAACTCTAATTGCTTGATCTCCTGGCTCGTAGTCCAAGTTATTTGCAATAGAATCTAATTTTACAATTACCTCATAAGGCACACCTGTCACTTTTATATATGCAGTTTGACTAAATTTTAACAAAATTTGTTCTAAAATTTGATTCATATCTTCTTGATATAATGTCCAAACATGCAAAGTGTAAGATATATCGACTGGTATTCCTCTTGCGAATCCAAAAATTGTATCTCTATTATATTTTTCGTTTATTGTAAATCCCGGCTTATTATCTTCTCTTAAATATCTTCTATAGTCTAATGCTTTATGATACACATATCTATTTATTGCAAATTGAATATCAGAATCATGAACTGCCAACATAGGCAATTTGATTCTATCTACTACTAATGTTTCATCTTTGCGAACATTATCTAAAAGAATCGCAGCAACGGCTTTTTCTTTTGTTCCCCATATAATTGGAATGGGATGAGCTTTTCCATTTTCATCGATTACTATGATGTCTGTAAAAAGATCACGCATAGCATCATCGCAAGCTCTTTTTGCTTTTGAGTATCTATAAATTGTTGATTTGTCTGGATTGTTCGGATCATTGATGATTGATCCTTTTTGAACAGGGTCACAAAGATTGGCAGCACCTAAACCAACTTTTTTATTTGTCGTGTCTTTTAGCCAATTTAATGTTTCGTCATTTACATTTCTGGAATTTGTTGGATCAAGGTTACAGTTGTCTGGCATTATGTCCAAATTTGGGTTATAATTTATTGGACTCTTGTCATTGCATTCCTTGAGACCTTTTGATGGATGATTGATATCGTTCATTTTTTTCCTTTGATATTATCTATTAGGGAGACAACAAAAAATGTCTGAAAGTATTAGAGTTAAGTATCGTACATGGCATTTGGGAAAATCTCCAAAACCAATAAAATTACAAAATCCCGGTTGGGCTGGATCTGATTTAACTCATGAAAATGGATCAAAGGCTCAACCTTGGCATTGTCAGCCTTTTGTTGAAGCTTCGACTTATGGTCTTGAACTTGCTTATCCATTTTCAACTGAGTGTCATGTAAAGATGAAGAATGGGGAATTGTTGTTTGAAGGAGATTTCACAGAAGAAAACAAGATAGTAGGTAAAGATAATGTTACTTTGCCACCATTTATGAAATTTGCAGATGGTCATTTTGGCATGACTAGTTGTGTGGATATACAGGTTCCAGATGATATGATTCTTAGAATTGAGCCACATCCAAGATTTTACACAGACAGTACAAATACAGTTCCAATTGCTGTTGCTGGTCATCTGCAAACAAGCTGGTGGCCTAAAATATTTTTTGTAGTATTCAAAAATCCAAGTGAAGGTCAAAAATATATTTTCAGACAATCTGAACCATATGCTCAAATTTTGATTTTACCGAAAAAAGTACACTATGATATAAATGAGATGACGCAAAATGAAATTTTTAGCAGACTCTTGCAAGATAAAATTTTAACTGATGAGGCTAGAAAAATTTCTGGTCTTTCTTGGAAATCAGATGAAGGTTATAAATTTGATGATAAATATAAGAAACTTGGATCTTTAGCTTCTAAGCATGGTTGTCCTTTTATCAAACAACATTTAGAAAGCATTAAAGATAATCCAAAATCTAAAATTAAAAGAAAACTTATAAAAAATGAAAATAAAACCATTCAAACTAAAAAAGAGACAAAGTGAATTTAAGCCTTTGATATTTACAGGATACCCAAGGCTTAAAAATCCTAAAATTCCACTTCGTATATTTTTTAACATTGATAAGAAAATTTTTTCTGACAGCAAATCAACTATTGTTGATTAGGATCTTGACCACCAATTGGTGCTGCTTGCAAATCAAATGCTGGCTGTTGTGCTGGCATTTGTGCTGGTTGCATTCCCGATTGTTGTTGTCCTTGATCTGATTGCTGTCCTTGATCCGACTGCTGTCCTTTATCATCTTCTGTTTCTTCTTCTGGAGATGAAAGTTTGTCTAGAAGTTCTTTCAACATTTTTTTACTTGCTGGCTTTAAATCTGGCATTGCGTCTTTGATAGTTTTTATAAGTTCTTCTAATTTTGGATCGTGTGCTGGCTCAGAAAGCTGATTCTGGCTATCATCTTGTGATTGGGCCTTATCACTTGTTTCTTCTGGTGTCGCATCTGGTGCAGTTTGCATATTTGGCTGTTGTGGTTGAGCATCTTGCTGTGGTTGCTGTGGTTGTTGTGGTTGAGCATCTTGTTCGTAAAACCTTTTTTCTGCACGAATCTTTTCAAAAAATTCAAAAAATGACTGCATTTTTATCTCCTATACGATTTTAATTTTAACATCTGGTTGTTTTTGAGTGACTTCACCTTCTCCAGTAGTAACAGACTCTTGGAATCTTTGGCAAATTAATTCAAGACGCAAGGAACCCCAAAGTTTAAATTCTCCCAAGTTTCTTTGGATTATTACCCAATTTTCTTGAAGATGTGGTGTAAAAACTCTCGATCCAATTTTTGGCGGATGTCCTATTGTTTTTAAAGTTGTTCTATAATTTACCTCGAATCTCATTTCATCAGGTGAATCAATACCGAATTGACTCAATTCATTTTGTGATGGAATAGGTTCGTAATTGCACCACAACATTACTGGATTGTTTGAAAATATTTTACCTCTATCTTCAAGATAAAGAGGATCTAAAGTTTGATTTTGAATAAATACTTCATAATAATAAAATGGAGATCCACCACGCATGATAGATTCTTGATCCCATTGATTGAAAAGATCATGTTCTGGTGCTTCTGGATTGTATTGTTGAAAGCTACCAACAGATTTATAGCATGATCCGTCTAAGTTACGAAGCAATTTTTACCTCACTCATACAATTATTTTACCTCGGTCTCTAGCTCTTTTATTTTGAGATCTGACTACATTTATAAATTTAGTAACCGATTCATCATTTAATTCACTTGCCGCTTTATCTAAAATGGCAGAATAAAGCATGTTCATTCTTCTTATTCTTTCGTCATTTAATTTTATATTTGCTTCATCAAATATTTTTTTCATTTCTGCGATTACAAATCTAGATAGATTTCCCTTATTTTGATCTAATTTTTTTGTTACATTATTGAATACTGTTGCAAATAATTTGGCTTGAATTTCAAATTTTTCATTTGAAGGATTTAACAAAGAACTATGTGGAATATCCTCATACGATTTAATATTTGAAATTATTTCTTCAACTTTTTTAGAGAGCTTTTCAACACCTACATCTTGTCTTTTTAAAGGCTCTGCAATTTGGAATTTCTCTGAATCCTCTGGATTTACTTCCATTACATCTCGTGCAATTTTATCACGATTTAATTTTAATTTTCTAGGTTCTTCTGTTGCTTTTGTAATAACATTTTTTATTTGATCAACAAAAGAAAATAGCCATTTTGTTTCAGTTATCTTAGGTGAAAAATTTTCTTTATTTCTCTCGATAATCGTATAGACAATAACCCGATCATATCCACCACTATTAAACTTATTGAATATTTCTGTTCCATCTACTTTAGGAAATTTTATATTCATGTATTCATGTTTTGGATTTTTTGTAAGTTTTTTTTCACCAATAATCATAATATCAACTATTTCTTCTACCTCCATTTTG